TTGCAGCTTTTAATCCAGAAAATCTACCTACTGGCACAACACCATTAGACGTATTGCAAACTTCTGGTTCCCGACAATACGATCCAAGTCCGATTCTATCCAGAAGAGAAGGTCAAAATGAAAGAGCTACTGAATTAATGTTTATAACCAGTGAAGCTCAAACCGCTGCTCTGGACGCTCTTGAATATATTAAAACTCCTGTCCAAAACATTGATATGGATGCTAACGTAGAATCGCTTGTCAGTGATTATAATGATGATATTAGCGCTATAGAAAGATTTACAAAGCATCGAGAAGCACCGCTGATGCTTCGTCCTGAGGAAATACAAAACCTTGAAGAAATAGCTGATGCCGTAAAACAAAGAACGATATATCTCAATGAACGTGTTAGGATGCAACGAGTAGTCCAACAGAGCATAATAACACAACAGAATCAAGAAAAAAGACGCCAATATCAACAAGAAAGCGCTGCAGACTTTCAAAGGCGCGTGGATGCTGCTGTTGAAACAATAGGTGGAGCCGTAAATACTGGTACTGATGCTGTAACAGAATATGTCAATCCACCAATTACACAAGTGGATTTACAGCCTAATGTTTCATCAAATGATATAGGCAGCGTGTCACAATCTTTAGAGAAGATGTCATCCGTTGCAGTGTTATCACCAACGGTAATCAATTACAGTGATAATAGTGATAAAAGTCAAAACATTAGTGGCGGCACAGGAGGTGGGCCCACCTCCTTGCCGTCTGGTCCGACCAAGGACTATGATAGATCCATGATTGGAGTAGCTTCCCGTTAGTCGTCGTTTGCTAGCGAAGCAAAGAACGACATACTATCTTCGTCTTCCTCTTCAGCAGCATGCATCTTAGGTGCTGGTGCTTCCCTCAACACTGGTGTAGGTTCAGACTCTTGAACATTCTGAGCGATACCTTCACGGTTGCCCTGAGTGCTGCTACTTAGACCAAGTACCCGGTTAAGTTTTGCCTCGAGCTCTTCGTAACTCTTGAAGTTTTTAGGATCAATGAACTCAGAGAGAGATCCTTCAGATTTCCAAACAGTTTCAAGCTCACTGTCATCATCTAACAATGCAGCTTGGCTTTCAAACTCAGACTTATCGTAGTTGCGATATCCTTCAACTTGACGAATCTTCATTTTAAAGTTAGCTCCTTCCCAAAGGTCAAAAGGATTAACAGGGGTTTCGTCCTGAAACTGAGGGTTCATCTGATCGTTAATCATATCCCAGATCTTCTTACCGTACTTGTAAAGGAATACTTTACCTTCGTTTTCGGGGGCAGAAGGATCTGATACAACGTAGATGTTAGAGATGTACGTCAAACGACGCTTCTGTTTACGCGCAAGGTCTTTGTTTGATTCGACACCTGAGTTCCAAAGCATTGTGTTGTGCTCAGAGACCGGATCCTTCTTACCAAGAGTGGTAAGAGAATCTTCAATGTACCAACCACCAGGGCCTTGGAACCCATGATTGAATACACGAACGAATGGCATATCTTCTCCAGCAGGAGCTGGAAGGAAACGAATCACAGCATAACCGTTACCAGCCTTATCGACGGTAGGCTTCCAAAAGCGATCGTCGTCACCACGCTTTTGTTCTGCGTTACCGTTTAGTTTGGCTGTTTCACTGATTAGTGATTCAAGTGAGGTTTTGCGAGACTTTTTAAGGTCAGCGAATGAACTAGACATATGTATTTCTCCGTATGTGCGATGTATTAACGTAATATCCAATATCAAAAACAAATAATATATTCATAACAACAAGGGTATTATAGGCTAACTTATTCATAAAGTCAACAGATAAAAACCTTTCTCATCATAGATTTGAACGAATCTTTATCTATATGAAGAAAAGGTTTATACTTAACGGTCTTCTGCTTTACATTGTCGTACACAATGTCGTCAATGTTCCACTTCGAAGTAAAGTCAAGTATCATATCAATGATACAAAATGACTCAATTGATATGTGACCACCCAATAGCTTTGTTAGAAGCATTGGATGAGCACTCTTATTTATCTTAAACAGATCATCGAACTTGAGATCTTTTGTTTCAAGTTCATCTTGTAACTTTTCACAGTCAAGTCTGAAGTTGTATTTCAGACTTTCTACATACTTCAACCATTCGTTATATATCTTTTCCGACTCAGCTCCAACCAAAGAGCCAGACCACATATTTTCATCATTGATAAAGTTGGCAACAAAGAAGTAAACAAGTTCGTTTTTCTTATAACGTCTTTGAAGTTTAGCAAAAAAGAACTTGTCTCGTCTTTTGAGAAACGAGTCTTGAGTAACTCTTATCTTTCCGTTGTACTTGAAGTAGTCGTAGTCTGTTTTAAAATGATTTCGAATAGCAAGATAGGTTGAGTAAGCGTTCATACCTTCATATATGTTCATCAAAAAATCTTACCGTTTTGCCATCTCCAAATGCGACCAGACTGTTCTATCTGGCCAAAGTAATAATAGTCCATTTGATGTATATCATACAATCGTTGGCTGTGTCTTTTCAACACGTTGGTGACTATTTTTTTGTTCTCTTTAGAAACTTTAGATTCATTGACAGGCTCTATCTTTCCAACATGCGTTTCTAAAAACAAAGACAAATCTTTTATGTCTATGTAGAAATCAATTGGCTGATTCATAATGTACGTTGATTGAGGTATGGTGTGAGATATTTTACCTGTGCCTCTTTGAAATCCACTCACATATTCATATACATTAAACACATCAGCATCGCGGATGTGCTTTTCTACTCTTTCCTCGACGTTGTAAGGGTTTTTAAAGAAACCCAAGTTATCTAAGTCGTATATGTAACCAGATATAAATCTGTCAATAGGATCTCTTATAACAGTCCAGCGAACTTTTCCAGATTCAGGATGTGGCGTATCACCAGGGTATTGGAACGCTGTACGAACTGATGAATTACCACATTTATGTATTAACAAATACTGATTGGTATCGTTAGTATAGTATTCGTGATTTTGTATTGGAATCATATTGGTAACTGAGGTGATTTGTCTTTCAAACAGTTGAGCTCAGCTGCTTCAGCTTCTAGTCTCTTTTTGATTACTGTGTTAATTAACTTAGCACCAGTCTCAATTTCAATGTCGTTCTTTTCACAATAGTATACAATAGCATCCATGTACGAGACACCTCTACCACCTTGAACAATCTTTTCTATCTCTTGCGAAAACATTTGTGTGTTTATTAATTCAATCATTGTGTCACTTCTTTCCTTTCCCAAAAATAAAATTTGTGATTATCAATGTCCTTAACATATGTCATGCCTTTATCAGTCAACCAAATAGGAGCTACCTTATCAGAATGATAATTAGTAGCTCCTTCAGTTATATCATCTTCATTCAACCAAGACTGAATAGCAGAGTCGGCCAACTCTATAGAGTATCTCCACGTCGATGGTTCTTTAGGTATATCTGACAGACCGTCACAATACCAGGAAAACTGACATCTATGTCTTGCAACATAACCTGTAATGTATGATCCTTGCTTAACAACATCACAAACGTTTTGTGGCCAGAAAAAATCCTCTGCTCTATTAAGCACAACCATAGCAACAGCTAGCTGCCCAGAAGGTGTTTGATTTCTGGCTTCGAAGTATATATTGAGAGCAAGACACTCTCTTTCTTCTGGTGTAAAAATTTTTCGTGGAGCAACCGGTCCGACAAACTCTTGTGTCGGTGGTATTCTTATTTCTTCAATAGGCGCAGGGGTAAACCAGCTAACAATAGATACCCACATGCTTACAATAGCAGCCCAAACAAAAGCTAGAAACTCACGCATAGTTACCCTCCAATGAAGATAATTATACTAAAGTATACTTAATTATTCAACTGTTTATTAAGCTGAAGCGGAAAATAGAAAAGAGAACAACCAAATTAGTAACCCTGATCCAATGAGAACACATGTACCAACTGTTGCTAAATCAATCATAAGTTTTCTGTTTTCAGCTTTGCGTTTTGCATCTGCTGCTCTTGCCTGACGTATCGCTCGCCTTT